CGATCGCCAGCAACGCCTAAGGCGCAGGCGCTCCGCAACACCCTTCACCAACGCAGCCAAGTCACAAGCCGCTCGGTCCTCACGGACCGGGCGCGCTGCCGGCTGGCCGGAGACATAAATGAGCAACCTTCGCGACTCCAACATTTTCCAGGACTTCACGGTCTGGATCGACGACATCGGCAAGATCGGCGAAGCGCCGAACTTCCAGCCGCCCGAGATCAACATCCAGACGGAAGAGTTCCGTGGCGGTGGCATGGACGGCACGGCCGAGATCCCGATGGGGATCGAAAAGATCGAGTTCGACTTCAACCTTCACACCTGGGACGAGCAGGTCTGGCAGAACCTCGGCTACGGCCCTGGATCGCTCGACGTGCCGATCACGTTCCGCGGCTACCTGCTCACCGCGAGCGGCGCCGAGAAGGGCGTCGTCATCGAAACCCACAGCCTGATCAAGTCCATCAAGCCGAGCCGGGTTGAGTCCGGCAAGAAGGCGGACATCGCGGTCAGCCTGGTGGCGAACTATTACCGGCACGAGATCAACGGCGTGACGGTCACCGAAATCGACGTGTTCAACAAGATCACGATCATCGGTGGAACGGACAAGAGCGCAAACGCTCGACGGATCCTCGGCTTCACCTACTAAGTCAGAGAGATCACCCAAACTGAGGCCTCGCCCTAACCCGGCGGGGCCTTTTTTTCTGTGCAAAGAAACAAGGCGTGCAAAACCAAATGGCTACCGAGAAGAAGAACTTCCCCCTGAAATATGCATTCGAGCATCGCGGCGCGACCTACACCGAGTTCAATGCTCGGCGCCCGAAGGTCCGCGACATCCGCACGTTCATCAAGAACGTCGAGAAGGACGGCATGCTCGCGATCGAGAAGGCCCTGGCCGATCTGTTCGAGGTCGACAGCGTCATCGTCGCCGAGATCGACCCCGAGGACTTCGGTCCGATGAAGGCCTGGTTCGAAGGTTTTTTGGAGCTAATGGCGGGCGCATCCAACGAATCCTAGTCGACAGCTTCCCGATCTTCGAGCGCTTCCACTGGACGCTCGAAGCCGTGGAGCGGCTGGAGTGGGACGATTTCTGCCTCATCGCTGATGGCGTGCAGGAACTCAACAAGCGAGACGCTGAAGAAATAGCGCGACTGCGTGCGGCTCAGGGCAAATAGCCCTGGGTCGTCCCCATTTTTTTTGACTCTCTGGGAGCGGCAATGTCCGACAACAATCTCGACATCAGGGCGCGCCTTACCGGCGAAGACCGGCTGTCCCCGACCGTCGTGAAGCTCTTGGCGAAGATCAAGAGCCTCGAAGACCAGATGAAGAAGTTCGGTGACAAGGCGCGCAGCGCTATCACCGACATCCCGATGGAAGGCTACGTCAAGAAGCTGACGGCCTCCGGCGCGGCACTGAACGGTCTGACGAAGAAGCACACCGACTGGGCCAAGGCCAACGGAGTCGGGACCAAGCAGGCTGCCCTGGAGTGGGGCAAGCTCACCAACGAAATCATCCGGCTGAAGGGCGAGCACGAGAAGTACACCGCCTCGTCCGCGCGTGGGTCCAAGACCCGTGCTGCAAACGCCGAGAAGGAACTGAAGAACCAGTACAAGAACGCCGTCGCGTTCAAGTATCTCTACAACAAGATCGCCGACCAGCGCCTCGACGTTCATCGCCGGGTGACGGAGCAGGAAGGGAATCTTGAGGCCGCCCATCTCCGCAACCAGGAGAAGCGGCACTCCCGATATCTGGGCAACATTGCCAAGATGCGACGCGACGCTATGCGCACCTTGGGCACGATGTCGAATATCGGCAGCCGAGCCGGTCCGTACGCCGCAGCCGCAGCTGCCGCAACTGGATACGCTGGCGTCAGCGCGTTCCGTACGCGCATGAAGGTCGATACGGCAGAGACGAACATGCGAATGTTCGCAGATATGAGCCAGGGGCAGGTCAAAGATCTGCGCCGCAACTGGGGCAACCGAACCGGCATCAAGTACGGCATGGGCCCGGCGGAGACGCTGAACGCCTATACCGAGGTTCGCAAGGCCGGCGTCCCTGAGAAGCATGCCCAGACCGTCACTGACACGATCTTGAAGGCTGGAGCTGGTCTCGATCTCGATCTGAAGGAAACGACGCGGTTTGCAACCCGCCTCGCGACCCTCACTCAGAACATGGACACCCTCGACCCCGACAAGCTCAAGAGCATGCTCAACTCGGTCGCCATCGCGGGTATCGCGACGGCAGCCGACCCGAACGAAATCATCGCGGCCAACAGGCGCGCATCCGGTGCATTCGCTTCGTCGAAGATGAGTCCGAACGACCTCTCGGCATTCACGTCGGCCGGCATCTCCGCTGGCATGCCGTCGTCCAAGACCGGCACGTTCGTCGGCTTCCTCGTCAACGAATTGGTCGGAGGCAAGTTCGCCCGTGGACAGCGGGCCAGCGACCTGAACAAGGCGTCCAACATGCTCGGCATGGGCGGTCGTCAGAACCTATCCTCCAAGATGGCGGCTGACCCGACCAACACCATGCTCTCCATCTTCGACAAGATGGGCAATATGACCGAGCAGAAGCAGGCGCAGGTCGCGACCTTGCTCGGCATGCGTGAGTGGCGAGACGAACTTCAGACCTTCGTCCAGGTGCGCGACGACATCGCCCGGACGCTGAAGGAGATCAACGATCCGAAGAAGCAGGCCGAGATGGACCGCATCAGCGACTCCAAGCTGAAGTCGCTGTCCGGCCGTTGGAAGTCTCTCGTATCCGCCATGACCCTAGTTTGGGAGGCGGTTGGCTCCGGACTGGAGAAGGCCTTCGGGCAGATCTCCGAGTTCTTCACCGACTATCTGGGCAGGTTCGACACGGGAAAGCTCACCAGGACGGTTGAAGCGTTCACGGACGGCATCGTCGCCGGCCTCGGCTACGATAGCTGGTCGGACATGCTCAAGTCCGCATTTGGCGATCCTGAGACCGTCAAAGAATACTCCAAGCAGGTCTTTGGCTTCGTCAAGGGCTTCATGACCTCCATGAAGGAGATGTGGACCACGGCGTCCGCCATCTTCGGAGGAATGATGAAGGCCGCTGGCGTGAACATGGCTGACCCGGAGTCGGTCGGAAGGTTCACCGGAAGGCTGGTCGAACTTGGCGTTGCGCTGAAGGGCATCGGCATGTTGGGCGAAGCACTCGCCAGCATCACGACGTTCGTCAAGGGCCTGGCCAGTCTGGCAAGCATGTTCCTGACCATCCCGGGTCTCGCGACCTTGGGCACGGTCTTCAACAACCTCGGTGTCTCGGAGGGTTCTCTGAAGCAGCCGGGCGAGTCGACGAGCCAGTGGCGCGAGCGGCAGAATAAACTCAAGGAGCTGAAGAGCTACAAGACGCCATCAGGCGCGGATCCGCTGTTCCAGCCGAGCAGCTACACGGGAGCGACGGACTTCTCTGGTCGCCGACGTTCCAGCGACCTGTCGGATAACCTGAACAAGTTCACCGGCAAGGTCGAGCGGGCTGCGTTCATCAACAGCGGCGGCCTCGGTGGAGGCCTGCAGTATGCAGCGATGGGCGGCTCCGGTCGGGGTCTCTCTGGTGGCGGCGGTGGTGGAGGCGGCTTCGGCGGTCTCATCGGCGGCGTCCCTGCCTTGATGAGCAGCACGCCAGGCTCGGCTCTGCCCAGCATGGGCATCGGGTCCAGCGGCGCTATCATCGGTCGAGACAAGGTTGGAGCCCTGACGGGAGCCAGCAAGGTCCCGTCGATCGGTGGCGCTCCGGGCAGCGCAGCGGCTGACATGACCGCCGGCCAAGGTCTCAGCGGCAATGCCTTCTTGGCTGCACGTCGCGCTCGCTTCGGCGAGGAGATCAAGAACGATCCGACCCTGGCGATGCATCTCGCTGCCATGCAGGCAACCGAGGGCGCCAGCAAGGGCGGAACGATCGAGAGCCTGATGAACCGTGCAGACATGCAGGGTAAGTCGCTCCGGCAGATGTTGGGCTACAGCGCTGATGGCGTGAGCAGCACCGACAGCCGGGGCCGGCAGAACAGCTTCTACGGTCCCATTCGCCGGCAAGAGTTGCCGGGGGCGATCCGGAGGCTGCAGAACAATCCGAAAGAGTACGCGAAGTACAACGAACTCACTCAGAGGGCGCTCGCGGGCGGCCACGTCATCGGTGGATACACCGACCAAGGCTTGCCCACCGATCCCAACGGATCGGCGAGGACCGGCATCAAGGGCTACAAGATCAGCCCGAAGGACGGCAACGAGTTCACGGATTGGGTTGGCCCAGGATCGAGCTTCGGCCGCGGTCGCAACGGCGCGATGAACTATCGACGGTTCATCGAGCAGGGCATCAACGGCAGTGGTGACAGCCCGATCAGTGCTGTTCCGTCTCCGAGCGAGGCGATCAAGAACGTCCCGATGGGTCCGGCAGCAACGCCGGGCGTCGGTGCAGGCGACATCCGCGGTGGCGGTGGGCCTGTGGCGATCCACATCAACGGTTCGTCTCACGATCCGGAAGCACTGGCGACGCTGGTGCAGCGCCGGGTCGACGAGTCGATGAACTGGCGAACCCACGATACCGCGTCGGAATACTCGTAAACGAACTGACCCTGGCCCTACGGGGCCGGGGTCTTCCACTCCAACAATCGAGGAATTTAATGGCTGACGTTCTGCTCGGTCTTGGCTCTCAAGATCCCAACGCAAGTGATGAGACCGGCCTGATCCTCTTCTACGTGCCGTCGCAGGGCAACGACACTCCGAACTTCGAGACGCTGCAGCGCGACGCGCAGTACACCTGGACCTCGGCCGATCGCCTTTCGCGCGATCCTGCAATGCAGTTCACCGGTCCCGGCGAGGACAACGTGGTCATTGAGGGCCGCATGTTCCCCTACCATTTCGGCGGCCTGTCCACCCTGGAGCGCATGCGCGCAGCGGGACGCGCGGGCAAGCCCATGATGCTCGTTCGCTTCTATCCCCTGACCAATCCTGCCGGGTACGGCTCCGAGGTGATCGGGAACTACGCCATCAAGCGAGTCCGGACGTCGGAGTCCAAGATCGGACGCATCGGCATCGCGCACAAGATCGACTTCACTCTGGAGCTGCAACGCTACGGGGACGATCTCACGCAGTCCTCCAGCCTGCTCAACCAATTCACGGCGACCTAATGTCGATTTACATCACCAAGCTTTACGATCGACTCGATCGCATCTGCTACGAGCGATATGGGTCGACGGCAAACCAGATTGTCGAGTGGGTCATCGAGCAGAACGATGGCATTGAGCTCTACGGCATCCTGTTGCCGAAGGGCATCGAGATCAATCTGCCTGAGGCGCCGCGCGAGCTGACGCAGCCTCCCGTCATCCCACAAGTCTTCCTCTGGAAGTAACTTCCCCCTGACTCCACGAGAGTCAGACAGGCCGTCCTTCGGGGCGGCCTTTTTGCGTTTAGGAGGCACTGCGTGTCCACGGGCTACACCCCGATCTACCGGGTCTTCAAGGGCGGCGAAGACATCACCGGTCAGTTCAACGATCGGACTCTTCAGATCAAGGTCGATCTCCAGTCCGGAAATGGCAACGACGACCAATGCACCATCCTGGTCGACGACCGTGACTGGCGCATCTCGCGCCCCTCGACCGGAGAGAGTCTCCAGATCTGGCTCGGCTACACCGAGGTCGGCATCGCCTACATGGGCTCCTTCGAGATCGACGACGTCACGTTCCTCGGTCCGCCGCGGCAGATCAAGCTGCTGGGAAAGTCGACAGGGTCAAGCGATATCCAGAAGGCTCCGGCGATCCGCGAGTTCGACAACAAGAGCGTCAGCGACATTCTCGGCCAGATGGCTGGGCAGACCGGTCTCGGCCTGGCGATCGGCAGCGGCCTCGGGGACATCAAGATCCCCTTCAAGAACCAGGGCGTCAGCAACCTGCACATGATCCACGAGCTGGAGCGCCTGTCCGGCGCTGTGGCAAAGGTCGTGGATGGCAAGCTGATGTTCGTCAAGCGCGACGGCGGAGAGACGGCGAGCGGCGTCGCACTTCCGACGTTGGTGCTGCTGCCCGAGCACTTCGGCACCTGGCAGGTCCGCTACACCAGCAAGCCAGGTTACGGCGAGGTCAAAGCGGCCTGGTTCGACAAGGACGAGATGGTCCGCAAATGGGTCGGATCGGCCGTTGCGAGTGGGTCCAACAGCGTGGGGCTCGCAGACAAATTCGGCGGTGCATTCAACATCGGCCAGCTCTTCAATTCCGAAGCGGAGGCCAAGGCCGCCGCCGGGTCTCAGGCTGAGAACCTCAAGCGTGCAGAGGTTCAGGCCATCTTCGATCTAGCCAAGGGCGATCCCTGGATCAGGGATCAGCAGACGCTGATCGTGAGCGGAATGCGAGACGGCATCAATGGCTCGTACGTCATCGACAAGGTGACCCACACGTACATCAAGAGCACGGGCATCAAGTCCCAGATGGAATGCAAGACGCCGGGAGACGGCGCCAATTACGAGGAAGCTTCCAAAGAGTTCATGCGACCAGGGCCGGGCGAGACGCTCGGCGAATACCTCCGAACCCACCCTGACGTCAATCGCTGGGACCTTTCCCAGGACGACATCAATGCCATCGCGCAGGGCGGCTTCTAACCCCTCACGAGTATCAAATGTTCAGTCAAGAGATCATCGACGCCATCGTGCAGGCGGCGAAGGCCAACGGTTGGCCCGCTTCTGCGCTGCTGGCCGTCGTGGAATGCGAGACGTCCGGCAAGCCTTTCGAGCAGGACAACCACACCCCCATGCTGCTCTTCGAGCGGCACAAGTTCTATTCCGAGCTGCAGGCGCACCAGCCGAGCAAGCTCAAGACCGCAATCGCTGCCGGCCTCGCCATTCCCAAGTGGAGCCGCAGCACCCAGTACAAGGACCAGGGCACCTCAGCCGGCCGCCTCGCGGTGATCGCGAAGGCAAGGGCGGTAGACGAGGAAGTCGCCAACAGAGCGGCGTCCTGGGGCCTTGGACAGACCATGGGCTTCAACGCAGAGCGTCTGAAGTACCCGAACGCCACGGAGATGGTGGAGGAGCTGTCCAAGGGAATCGCCGAGCAGATCGATGCTCTCGTTCGCGAGATCAAGAGCAGCCATCTGGACAAGTTCCTCATCGCGAAGAACTTTGCTTCGTTCGCCCGCGGCTACAACGGCGCCGGCTACAAGCAGAACAACTACGACACCCGGATGAAGACTGCGGACGAGCGCTGGGATCGGCGCCTGAAGCAGATCGAGGGTGGCGAGTTCTACCCCAAGCCCGGCAAGACCGTGACGATGATCTA